TCGGTGTGCTTGCTGAAGGTGAAACGCCCTCTGCGGCTACGTCACAAGACGCCTTGATGGCGTTCAATCAAATGATTGATTCGTGGAACACAGAGCGTTTAGCCGTGTTTTGCACACAAGATCAAGTTTTCACATGGCCCGCAGGCTTAATTAGCCGCACCCTTGGCCCATCTGGTGACTTTGTGGGCCTTCGCCCTATTTTGCTTGACGACTCTACATACTTCAGAGCGCCCACCAATGTCTCGTATGGCATTAAATTTATCAATCAACAGCAGTACAACGGTATTGCTGTTAAGACCGTAACGTCTACTTACCCACAAGTGATGTGGGTCAACATGACGTTTCCTAATATTGAGATGTATGTTTACCCACGGCCTACGCAGGACTTGGAATTTCACTTTGTATCGGTCGAAGAACTGAACAACCCTGCCAACTTGTCAACGGTGCTGTACTACCCACCAGGCTATTTGCGTGCGTTTACATACAACTTGGCCATGGAGTTTGCCCCTGAGTTTGGCGTTGAACCAAGCCCACAAGTGCAGCGCATTGCCATGACTTCTAAGCGTGACTTGAAGCGCATCAACAACCCTGATGACGTGATGGCGCTGCCTTACGCATTGGTGGCCAACCGCCAGCGTTTCAACATCTATGCCGGTAACTACTAATGAAGACGCCGATTCTTGGCTCTACTTATGTAGCGCGGTCTGTCAATGCGGCAGACGCTCGGATGGTCAATCTGTTTCCAGAGATCGTTCCAGAGGCTGGTAAAGAGCCTGCATTCCTGAACCGCGCCCCAGGTCTGAAACTACTCAACACCGTTGGCACTGGCCCTGTCCGTGGCCTTTGGGCGTTCTCGTCTAGCGACAGCACGGCTTTTGTTGTTTCTGGCACACAACTGTACAAAATCAACACCTCGTATGTGGCCACGCTAATCGGCACGGTAGCCGGTACTGGGCCAGTAAGCATGGCTGACAACGGCACGCAGTTGTTCATTGCGGCCAATGGCCCCAGCTACATCTACAACAACACTACAAACGCCTTTGGCCAGATCACCGATCCGGACTTTCCAGGCGCTGTGACTGTCTGCTATCTGGACGGCTACTTTGTGTTTAACCAGCCTAACAGCCAGTTGCTGTGGGTGACTCAGCTGCTAGAAGGCACATCCATTGACCCACTTGATTTTGCCAGCACCGAAGGCTCACCAGACGGCCTGATTGCCGTGGCGTCCAACTTTCGCGAGGTGTGGGCGTTTGGCACTAACTCAATTGAAGTCTGGTACGACTCTGGCGCAACGGATTACCCTCTCCAGCGCATTCAGGGCGCGTTTAACGAGTTGGGTTGTGCTGCCCCTTACTCTGTGGCTAAGATGGACAACGGCTTGTTTTGGCTTGGCCGCGACCGCCGTGGTCAAGGTATTGTCTATCGCGCCAATGGTTACACCGGCGTTCGCATTTCAACCCACGCTGTTGAGTGGCAAATTCAGCAGTACGCTGACATGTCGGACGCTATTGCCTACACATACCAGCAAGACGGCCACAGCTTCTATGTACTTGTTTTCCCTAGTGCTAACACCACCTGGGTTTATGACGCCGCAACTCAGGCGTGGCATGAGCGTGCAGGGTTTTCTGATGGCAACTTTACGCGCCATCGCAGTAACTGCCAGATGTCGTTTAACAACAAGATTGTTGTGGGCGACTTTGAAAACGGCAACATCTATGCGTTTGATCTGGACGACTTTAGCGACAACGGCGGCATCCAGAAATGGTTGCGCTCATGGCGTGCGCTACCGACTGGCCAAAACAACCTTAAACGCACAACTCAACACATGATGCAACTCGATTGTGAGTCTGGTGTGGGGTTAAATGGTTTGGTTGTTAATGAAACAATATATTTACAAACAGAAAATGGCGATAATTTAATTACTGAAAGCGGCGATTATTTAATTTCTGACGATCAAGCAATTGCTACTCAAGGAAGCAACCCTCAAGTTATGCTTCGTTGGTCAGACGATGGTGGTCACACATGGTCAAACGAGCATTGGGCATCCATGGGCAAGATTGGCCAGTATTACAAACGTGTAATCTGGCGGCGTCTGGGTATGACAACTAAGTTGCGTGACCGAGTTTATGAGGCGTCTGGCACTGATCCTGTGAAGATTGCCATCATGGGCGCAGAACTTATTCTGAGTCCAACGAATGCCTAGCCCTAACGCTACGCCAACGCCAATCACGCCACCACGAGTGCCGCTGATTGACCCTCGCACGGGTTTGATTGACCGCGCCTGGTATTTGTTTTTTCTGTCGTTACAAGACATTGCAACGGCTGTTGTGGATGATGTTGTTGGCCCAAGCGCCGATGCCTTGCTTGCGTCTTACGATGCGGCTTTGTTGTCAGTCAATCAAGAGTTGCAGACCCTGCCGCCAACAGTTGATCTGAGTGCTGAGTTGATCAAACAGATTCAAGACGCCAACCTTGTTGATTGCTGCTCGGCCTTGGTATCTCAAACGGCTGAAATGCAAAAGCAGATTGAGGCGCTTAATCTACTGCCACCGCCCACACAAGGCACAGTCACTGCTGTGACGGCCACAGCGCCCGTGGTGTCGTCTGGTGGCACTGCACCTGACATCAGTATGCCTGCGGCCAGTACCTCGGTAAACGGTTACCTGACATCAACTGACTGGAATACTTTTAACAACAAAGCGCCAGCCACCAGTGGCACATCTATTCTGTACGGCAACGGCTCTGGCGGGTTTAGCAACGTCACTATCGGCACTGGCTTGTCTTTTACGGCAGGCACGTTAGCTTCTACTGCCGCCGCTTCCACCGCACCCCTTACCAAGACTGCTGACTTCACTGTTGGCGTTGGCGAGACTTGGTTCATCAACAATAAGTCTGGCTCGACATGTACAGTGACACTGCCTTCCGCAGCCACTTACACGGGCCGAGAACTTACTTTTAAAAACATGCAGGCACAAACCCTAGTGTCTGCGTCCAGCAATGTTGTGCCAATTGACAGTACGACTGCTGGCACAGCAATCCTCTTGGCAGTTGTAGGAAATTGGGCGACAATGGTGTCTGACGGCACTAATTGGGTCATCATGCAACAAGCCGCTAACAATTGCCTCTTATTGGAGTAAACCATGACAGTCACCGTCAAAGTCCTCGTACCGGCTAAATTTGCCGAAAACACTCAAGTTACCCAGTACACCGCGAATGGCGTTACGGCCATCATTGACAAGTTCACAGCAACTAACATCAGCGCGTCTGCCGCCACGATCAGCGTGAACTTGGTTACATCCGCAGGCTCTGCTGGCAACACCAACTTGATCACCAAGACCAAGACCTTGCAGGCGTCTGAGGTCTACACGTTCCCTGAACTGGTTGGCCAAGTGCTTGGCATTGGCGACTTTATAAGTACAATTGCAGGCACAGCCAGCGCTATTAACATTCGCGTTTCTGGACGTGAGGTGACCTAATGCGTGTAACCTACGGCAAGGGTTTTGACGTTGTGCCAAACGCGCCAATTAAGGTGCGTTTTCGTGAAACTGTGCTTGCAGCCCAACAAGAAATGCAACAAATGATTGACAGCGGTGTCGCTCAATCTGCGTTGGAAGATTGCACTTTAAAGCACTATTTCACACCCAAAGACGAAAAGTATGGGTGCAGCACATACGCTAGAGAAATCTTTCTGCCAAAAGGTTCATTTGTTATTGGCAAGATTCATAAACATCCGCATTTGAACTTTATTTCCAAGGGCCGAGTCAAAGTGTTTACTGAGTTTGGCGACAAGCATTTGGTGGCGCCATGCACTTTTATCTCTGAAGTTGGCTTAAAACGTGCCGTATACGCTGAAGAAGATACTATTTGGACAACAGTCCATCTAACAGAGTTTGAAAACGAGTCTGATTTAGATAAAATTGAGCAAGAGGTAATTTCCCCAACTTATGATGATATGGGGTTAATTTCTTCAACTAACACACCGCCTAAACTTGCGGAACAAGGGGAAAAGCCATGACATGGGTAGCAACAGCCATAGTAGGTTCAGCTGTAGTCGGCGCAAGTACAGCTAGAAGCGCAGCAAAAACACAAGCTGGCGCGGCGGCTCAAGCCGCTGATGTGCAAAAACAAGTTGCTGATCAGCAAGTCGCGTTGCAACGCGAAATGTTTGAGAAAACCCGCGAAGACCAAGCGCCTTATCGCACGGCGGGCTATAACGCATTAGCTGAAATGCAACGCACGGCGGGTAATGTGCCTGGCGCATTTAGATTTGGTGCAGGCGATTATCAAGCTGACCCAGGCTATGCTTTCCGTTTGGCAGAAGGCCAGAAGGCGCTTGATCGTCAAGCCGCCGCCCGTGGTGGTTTGATCTCTGGCGGTGCTTTAAAAGCCGCACAGCGCTTTGGTCAAGAGATGGGATCGCAAGAATTTGGTAACGCATACAACCGCGCTTTAACTGGCTACAACACTGATGTGGCGCGTGAGAACCAGTTGTACAACCGTCAAGCAGCGTTGTCTGGTATTGGTCAAACTGCCACTAATTTAGTTGGTCAAGCTGGTCAAAACTATGCAACTGGTGCTGGTAATATTTTAGGTTCATACGGCACAAACGTAGGCAATTTAATGACCGGCGCTGGCGCAGCTCAAGCGGCGGGCCAAGTAGGCGCGGCTAACGCTTTAACTGGTGGCTTAGGTACTTACCTAAACTATACCCAAGGCAATGCGTTGCTTAACGCTTTGCAAAGAAATCAAGCTATGCAAATGGTAAATACTGGTGGTTATTCTAACGTGCCATCATATATGGTTGTTCAACCACCTGGAGGAATTTGATTATGGCGCTCAATCCAAGCATTTCTCTTGGCGTTAGACCACTTGAATTGGCCAATCCATTGGCGCAGTACGGCCAAGTTGCGGCTATTCAAAGCGCGCAGAATCAAAATCAATTGGCGCAGTATCAACTTGGCGCGGCTCAACGCGCCGAACAAACGCAAAATGTGTTAGCTGATGCTTATAACCAATCTATTGATCCTGATACTGGCAAAATTAACTACAACAAATTGACTGGTCTTTTGGCAAAAGGTGGTGGCGGGTCACAAATTCCAGGCATTGAAAAAACACGCCGCGAAATTGAAGCTGCTGCGCTTGCCGCCCAAAAAACTAAAAGTGAAATTGAAAAAAATGAATTTCAATTGACTAAAGACAAACTTAAACATGGTTGGACTTCTTTAGGTGATGCACCAACACCACAAGATGCAATTAAAAAACTTAATGAAGGTGTGACTAAAGGTTATTTTGATTTTGCTACTGCAAGCGCAGAAACACAGCGACTTCAAAACATGACGCCAGAACAGTACAAACAGTACCGTGTTGAAAAAGTTTTGGGTCTTTTAGATGCCAAAGACAAACTTAGTTTTATGTTGCCAAAAACTACTCGTCAAGATATTGGCGGCCAGATTGTCAACATTCAAGACAACCCAATGATGCCTGGTTACGGTATGCCAATTGCTGGTGGGTCTATAGCTAAAACGCCAACATTTGGAGAAATGGCTAGTCAAGGTCAGCTTAACTTGGCACGACAAAAATTTGCATGGGAACAAGCTAACCCAGGCTTTGAACTTAAAGAAGCTGAAGACGGCTCAATTGTTGGCGTCAACAAACGCACATTGCAAGCCTTCCCAGTATCTATTGGCGGTGCTGCACCAGCAGTTGCGCCAATGGCTGCGCCAGCTACGTCTGGTATGCCAGGCGCTAGAGTTCAAGCAATCCCTGGCATGACTAGCGTGTTGGATCAGCAAGCCCCTGCAACAGCGCCTATGGCTGGAACGCCATTGCGCGGCAAAGGCACTGCACTGACCGAATCGCAAGGTAACGCCACGGCTTATGGCATGAGAATGAAAGAAGCCAATGCCATTTTGGAGCCATTAGAAAACGCAGGGAAAACAAATACTGGTTTGATCAAAGGCGCAGTTAGCGGAGCCGTGGGTCTTGTGCCATTTATTGGCGACAAACTTGAAGATGTGTCTGGCTCTATCTTTAATGCACTGCCGCGAGTGCTGGGTGGTCTTAGCCCAGAGCAACAACAAGTGGCTCAAGCAAGGATCAATTTCATCACGGCCATTTTGCGGAAAGAATCTGGCGCTGCAATTGGTGCAAGTGAATTTGCGACTGCGGAAAAGAATTACTTTCCCAAGCCTGGTGATGACGCTGCCACAATTGCCCAAAAGCAAGCGGCTCGGAAGACTGCAATTAAGGCAATGGAAATTCAAGCAGGGCCAAACGCCAAGCAAATGGGCGGTGCTGGCGTTTTACCAGGCGCAACCGCAAACAATCCTTTGGGCTTACCAGGACTTTAATCATGGCAACACTTGCAGAGTTCCGCGCACAGTATCCGCAATACGATGCCGTGCCAGATGTCAAGCTGGCCGACTCGTTGCATAAAAAGTTTTATAGCCAGATTCCCAAGATGGAGTTTTACAAAACCATTGGGTTGGGTTCGGCTGCGGCAATACCTGGCGCTGAGAATGTTGTGACTGGTGTTAAGCCACCAGAAGTGTCTATGCGTGACCGCATTATGGGCGTGATTGAAACCCCATTGGCGCTTGGCGCTACATTGGCCGGCGGTGCAATTGCACCTATTGTCGGTATTGCTGGCACTTTGGCCAGTGGCAAATACGGCACACAAGAAGGCATTCGCGCTGGCCAAGAAGCCATGAAAGCTGTGCAATATCAGCCACGCACACAAACGGCCAGAGAAGCCTTGGGCGCTGTTGGTGAGTTTTTACAACCAGTTACAAGTGCTTTGCCCCCAACCCTCGGCTCTGTTGGTACAAGCATTAACGCTTTGGCGCCCGCCGCCATGATGCAGGCTGGTGCTGTTACCCGTCCTATTGCAAGACAAGTAACAACGCCAGTGCAAAATGCTTTGGCCAATGTAATGACACGCGAACAACAGCCAGCTATGGTTGGTATGGGCGCGGCCAGTACTGCTGAAGACTTGATGCGCCAAGAGCGTTTGCAACGCTTGAACATCCCAGCCACAGCTGGTGAACGCACCAAGAACTTAGCACAACAACAGTTTGAATCTGAAGTTCAGCGTGGTGTGGTAACTGGCATTTCTGAAGAAGCTAAAACTAAATTGGCTGAACAAATGTCTGGTTTTAAAGCAAACCAACAAAAAGCCATTGTGCAAAACTTTGAGCGCATGACCAATGAAGTTGGCGCTGAAGTGGCAGACCCAACTCAAATGCGTGCTGTTGGCAAGATCGTTGACAAAGCGCTCAATGATGAGTACACCAAAAAGTATGACGCATACAAAGCGTTGTATGCACAAGCAGACAATGCTGGCGAAACTTTGCAACAAGTTCCATACAAAAATTTGCTTGACTTTATTGAAACCAAAACGCCAACACAGCGCCAAAAATTAGACCCAATTTTGGATTCTGTGGCTGAGTCATTGAGAATGAATGACCCGCAAGGCACTGGCACAATTTCTGTCCGTGCGCTTGAAGACATCTATCAACAGATTGGCACGGTCAAGGACTCGGCAAATGCCAAGCCTATGAAAAACATCATTACCCAGATGGGTGAAGGCGCTGGCGGTGAGTTGTACCAAAAAGCACGCGCTGCCAGAGCGCAGTTGGCCAAAGAATTTGAAGATGTATCGCGTGTGGATAAGTTGCTTGGCACAAAGGCCGGCTACGCTGACCGCCGTATTGCGCTTGATGATGTCTTTAAGCATGTGGTGCTTGACGGTTCTTTGGAAGAAATGCGCACAGTCACCAAGTTGCTCAAGAAGGCTGGCCCAGAAGGCCAACAAGCCTACAAAGAACTGCAAGGCCAAACCATACAGCAAATGAAAGATTTGCTGACTAAAAGTGATCAGCCATCTTTTAGAAACCTTAACACTTTTATCAATCAACTTGATG